TTAAGCATGGACATTGGTCTGTGTTTGAGCAAGCATCAATGACTTTGGAGATTCATACTACTCGTGCTATCGCTGCTCAAGTACTACGACATAGGTCATTTACATTTCAAGAATTTTCACAGAGATATGCTGACTCTTCTCTACTTGGAGATAGCATTCCTCTGCCACAACTACGTCGTCAAGACGATAAGAATAGACAGAATAGTATTGATGATATAGATCCATTTGTCAGACAGGATTACGAATTAAAAATACAAAGGCATTTTGCAGATGGAATGAACCTCTACAAAGAAATGCTTGACTCAGGTATTGCAAAAGAATGTGCAAGAAATGTATTGCCTCTTGCAGTACCAACAAAAATGTATATGACTGGTAATCTTCGCAACTGGATTCATTATATCGACTTACGTTCTTCCAATGGTACTCAAAAGGAGCATCAAGAAATTGCACTTCTTGTTAAAGATCATTTCACTTGTCAGTTCCCAGTGATTTCTGAGGCACTTGGATGGTGTTCTGAGGAAGAGGATGAATGTCCTTGTCGTTATACTAATTGGGAAGATCTACAACCATGTTTGAGGATTGAGTGATCTAAATAGTTGCCTAGTACAAATGCCTATGCTAATTTTGAAGGACAAAAAAGCAGCGAAAAAGATTATAAAACTTGCAAAAAAACACCCAAACTGGTATACTGAGGAGGAAGTTAAATATGCCAAACAAGTACGTTGGGCTATTAAACAAGAAGAAAAACAACAAAAGGAGGAAACTTGAATGCCCACCTACCCTGTAAAACATAAGGAGACTGGAGAAACAAAAGAACTCTCCATGTCAATGAAAGATTATGACCAGTGGAGGAAGGACAATCCTGATTGGGATAAAGATTGGGGTGCAGGTATAGGTGGTCATATGTATGGCAAACCTAAGATGGATGATGGTTTCAAAGAAGTCATGTCCAAAGTACAAGCAGCACATCCCCGATCAAACTTGAGTCGTTTTACTTAAATCATGGCAAGAGCACGAAAGAAAACTAATGGTAATGGTACTGCACCACTACAACCCATGTCAAAGAAAATGATGAAACGAAAGAAACCTATTGATTCATCTTACATGGTTCCTGTTAATCCATTGACTCCTAATCAGGAGTTGGTGTTTGAACAGTATGCAGAAGGACAAAACCTTCTGTTACATGGTGCAGCAGGTACAGGTAAAACTTTTATTACATTGTATCTTGCTTTGAAAGAAGTACTTGACGAGAGCACACCTTATGATAAGATATACATTGTCAGGTCTCTAGTACCTACAAGAGAGATTGGTTTCCTACCTGGTGACCATGAAGATAAGTCTGCACTATATCAGATACCATATAAAAATATGGTGAGATATATGTTCAGTATGCCTGATGATAACTCTTTTAATATGCTCTATGAAAATCTTCGTGCTCAAGAAACAATAAGTTTCTGGTCTACAAGTTTTATTCGTGGTGTTACTCTCGATAATGCTATTGTTTTAGTAGATGAATTCAGTAACTTGAATTATCATGAACTTGATAGTATAATAACAAGAGTTGGTCAAGATTCTAAGATTATGTTCTGTGGTGACATCACTCAAACTGATCTCACTAGAGAGAACGAGAAGTCTGGTATCTCAAACTTCATTAATATTCTTCAGACTATGCGTGAGTTTACTTGCGTTGAGTTTGGTATTGATGACATCGTGAGGTCTGGATTGGTCAAATCTTATCTTGTCACTAAGTATAATCTAGGTTTTTAATGTTTAAATTTATTGATACCGACCTCAAAGAACATGTAGAGGTTGATGCTATTGACCGTAATGGTACTAGATTCTACCCTATTCCTGGTGCGGATAAATATTATCCGAGTGTAACTTCCATCACATCGTTCAAGAACGCTCAGTTCTTCCAAAAATGGAGAACTAAAATTGGTGAAACGGAAGCGAACAGAATTACTGCCAGAGCAACACAAAGAGGTACAGCATTCCATTCTATTACTGAAGATTATTTCAAAGGAGAATTGGATACAGACAAATACTTGGAAAATAATCCATTGTCTGTTAGAATGTTTCACATAGCAAAGCCTACGTTAGATCGTATCAATAACATTCATTGTTTAGAGACTTTTCTATACTCTCATTACCTTGGTCTTGCTGGTCGTGTAGACTGCATCGCTGAGTTTGATGGTGAGTTGGCAGTAATCGATTTCAAAACTTCAACAAAAGAAAAGAAGGAAGATTGGGTTGAACATTATTTTGTTCAAGAGACTGCGTATGCAGCAATGTTCCTTGAACGTTCAGGTTTAGAGGTGCAGAAAATTGTCACACTTATCGCAACTGAAGAGGGATCTGTTCAAGTATTTCAGAAGTACAATCTTGATGACTATTTACAATTACTCAAATCCTATATTGAAGAATTTGTTAGGGGAAGAGCGAATGCCTGATAAAGAAGTTGAGGACAAATTTTTAACGCCCACCAAATTCTCTCAAGAAATTGAGCGATTGGTTAAGCGTAGCAGTGGTCTCATTTCATACATTGAAGCAGTAGTAACCTACTGTCAAGAGAATGAAATTGAAATTGAAACTGTTCCAAAACTAATGTCAAAACCCCTCAAAGAACGCTTGCGACATGAAGCAGAGCGTTTAAATTACATGAAGAAACGATCCAAAGGAGTTCTACCATTGTAAAATGAGTAAATTTTTTAATTCAGACCAAGTACAAAACAATCTACAAGATATCTTCAACACTTATCAAGAAGTTGCTGCAATGACAGCAAAACTTTCTACGATGAGTAGAGAAGAGAGACTAGATCATATTGAAGATTGTAAAAACTTGATCGATAAACAAAAGACTTTTTATGGTAGACTATGCCTTGCTGCATCAGAGGACAGGGAAGCAGCAGACATGAAATCTAGGATCAATGCCCTGTCCAATGCTTTTGGGTATAAAGATCTCTTAGAGTGCATGGATGCTATGATTCAAACACTTGAAACAACTGCACGAAAATGATTTGTAAGGTACTTGACAATCTATTTGATAGTATGTATTTACATCAGATAGAAGAACATATAAGTGAGATACCTTTGTATACTACCAATGTCGCCAATCGTACTACATGGCCATATGGTACAAAGGGATCACATAGGTTATTTGGTGCTAGACTATTTGGACGTGAGTCATTGAATAGTATCAGAGAATATTCAAAACATGCTGAACCATTCTTTGAGATACTTGCACATATTGAGGAAGAACTGAAAGCACGCTTCTTCTTACATGCGATATCATTGAACGTTCAACATGAAGGATGTGACGGTACTACACATAGAGATATGATTGGTGGTAATGATTTCACAATTTTGATGATGACCAATGCTGAGTGGGACAGTTCTTGGGGTGGACAATTTCAGTTAACAACCATGGATGGTGATGTAGTAGAAGAATATGAGTATGTTCCTGGAAGAGTCATTGTGCTACCATCTGAACACCCACACAGGGGATTGGGACCAACTGAAGCATATGTTTACAGAAGTTCAGTAGTCTGGAGAGTCACACCATTAGACCAGTATCTTAGAAATAATTTTGAAGGTGGGGGGTTGACTAGACCTAAATAGTATGTTACGATAACACAGTAACAATCCAAAACAACACACTTAATACGGAGAATACGAAATGTCATTTGCCTCTCTTAAAAAGGCATCATCTAAGGGTGATACCTTTGCAAAACTATCCAGAGAGATTGAGAAATTGAATCAGCCTGCTGCTGGTTCTTCTGCTGATGAGCGTTTCTGGAAACCTGAACTTGATAAGTCTGGTAACGGTTACGCAGTTATACGATTCCTTCCTGCTCCTGATGGAGAAGATATGCCTTGGGCAAAGGTTTGGAGTCATGCTTTTAAAGGTCCAGGTGGACAGTGGTACATTGAGAACAGTCTTACTACACTTGGTAAGGATGATCCCGTTGGAGAACTGAACAGGGAACTTTGGAACAGTGGTCGTGATAGCGATAAGGAAATCGCACGTGCTCAGAAGCGTAAACTTTCCTACTACAGCAACATTTATGTTGTTCAAGATCCTGCTCACCCTGAGAATGAGGGTCGTGTCTTCCTATACAAATTTGGTAAGAAGATTTTTGATAAACTTGTTGAAGCAATGCAACCTGCATTTGCAGACGAGACACCTATTGATCCTTTCAATTTCTGGAAAGGTGCTGACTTCAAATTGAAGATCCGCAAGGTTGATGGGTACTGGAACTATGACAAGTCTGAATTCGCTGCACCTAAAACGTTAGGTAACTTCGATGATGACAAACTAGAGTCTATTTGGAAAGAGGGTTACTCTCTTGCAGAGTTTGAAGCAGAGAAGAACTTCAAATCATATGAAGATCTACAGAAACGCCTTAACTTAGTTCTTGGTAAAGGTGCTGCACCTGTACGTCCTAACCTTGGTGTGGATAGTGAGGAGTATGAACCACAACCTTCTGGTGGTTTCAATGATTCTGACCTCGCTGGTCTTAAGAATGCAGTTGCTTCATCTCCTGTTGAGGATTCTGAAGACACTCTTTCATACTTTGCTAAACTTGCGGGTGAAGATTAAATGATTAACTTATTGGCTGCCGCTTCATTAGATCTTAATGAAGCATGGAATTTATCATGGGGAGAAGGCATTCAGTTTATACTGGTACTTGCCTTTGTATACTGGTTAAAGGTACAAATTGATACACGTGCTGGTCTTGGAAAGAAAAAATCAAGAGAGTTGAAAAAAATTATAGTTGACGCTATAGTAGAAGGACACAAACAAGCACACAATTAGAAAACTGTCACAAGGGGGTTACACACCCCCTTTTTTTATGCTATAATATAAATATCAAAAAAGGATTACTATGAAAAGAGCATTACCTCTATACTCCATTTTTCTAATTCTAACTGCAAACGTTGCTCCAGTACCTCCTGTTAGTGCAGAGAGTATTGGTGATCGTAGTAATCGTCAAGCATATGCTGATGCTCCTTCTAGAAATTGGTTTGATAATATATTTGGACCACCATCAAGTTCTGTCGCTCATGAATATAGAGAAGTAAGAAGAGAACCAGCACCAATAAATCCTTGGTGGAGAGCGAGTAATAGTTATCAACCAGGATATTCTTCATCTAGTACATGCACAAGGCAAGAGTATAGAGAAGAGTATGTTCCTGGCACAGCAAATAGACCAGGATATGTTAATTCATGGCATGATACTATTGAAGTACCATGCAATCATCCAAGACCATCAAGACCTATCTTTCAAAGAGAACCTTCACCTGATGGTAATGAGTGTAGTGAAGGAGCAATCCTTGGTGGTATTTTAGGTGGGGGTGCTGGTGCAGCACTATCTCAAGGTGATGGTCGCTGGTGGGCAATCCCATTGGGAATTGCTTCAGGTGCAGTGATTGGTTGTGATATTGATGGAGGTTGATATATTATTCGACTTTTAATTACCAAAATACCCCGAAAAAAATTCGGGGTATTTTTTTGCCTGTAGGGTTTTTTTAGTATCCTCCAGAAGATCCTGATGATCCAGAAGAACTACTGCTAGAACTTGAAGAACTACTACTACTTGTGCTTGTGCTTGTGTTGGAAGTGGTAGTTACTGCACTACTAACTCCAGCAGTTAATGATAAGGTATTCGTACCACCAACATTACCAGGTCCATCATCATAGGTAATTTCAGCACTTCCACTTATTGTAGAACGAACTGCACTAGCAAAACTGACAGATCCTGTGTTATCTAAGAATCTAGAGGTAATATTCAATACTGTCTTTTTATTATTTGCATCATCAAGTTCAATATGGGGTTCATATGCAACCAAGTTTTCAAATTCTTCAATCATGATATTTAACATATTACTAACTGGAAGTAAAATTTGTCTTTTTAATTCATTCTTATAATATTCATGCTCATAGTTAGTTACTTGATATATTGATTCTTCTGCAGTTTTTACATCACCATTTGGCATTACAGTTCTCCAGTCTTCAGTTACTTCAATACCTTCTTTGATAACTGGTGTACCATCATCAAGTAGAATCTCATTAGTTTCCCAATGATGAATATCATCTCTTTTATCGGCAGTGTAGATTTCATCTACATAAGATTCTAATTGGTCTTGAGGTTTTGGCCATTCTTCATATACGTCAGTGATATCATTAATTAAGAGGATTGCCCAATCTAGTTTTGGATCATCATATAATCTTCCTGCAAGTGTAGAAGGAGTTTCTCCAACTCTAATTGAATATGATTCAAAAAGAGTTGTATATTCATTTAAATCGGGTCTTGCTTTAATTTTTCTAAAAATATTTTTAACTAGTCGGTATTTGAATGCCTCATCATCTTCGACACCCTCACCAACGTATACATTAGGAAAATAAGAAAAATATCCTGACATTTTAGTACCCCTGATCGATTTGTCCTTGTGTTACAAGTTGAGTTTCTGTAAATCTACAATTTACGGTAACTGCAGGAACTTGTAATGGTTTACCTTCACTTACACCCAGTTCTGCATTATAGATAGCATTATATTGACCGTCTGGAGTGTAATTTACATCAATTCCAGTACATACAGATGTATGGATTTTATGATGAAGATCCGCACTTATAGTTGAACCATCTCCATTAGGATCTAAACGAATAAATTTAATATCAAATTTGTCTGGAACTTCGTAGAATCGGGCAGCTCCTATACTATTCAGTTTGTCATCTAAATTACCAATTAGGGTAGAACCTGCATTATCTTTATCCTCGCCAATAGTAATACCAGTTGCTGTACCTGTTCCATATATCGGTAAAGCACCTTTTTTCAGATATTTAACAATATGATTAATTTCCTTAGATTCGTCACGATTACGAGCAAAAAACTTAAATGAGAACATATGATTTCTAAACTGCATATTACTGAATAATTGCTCAGTGTAAGGGTTAAAAACCTTTCCTTTAGACAATGCCAGTATGTCATTTGCAGTAGCATTACCTGCTAGTCCTAAAAACTGTGAAGCACCACTAACAATTTGCATCATATTATTAGCTGCAAATTCTGGTAATGCATCACTAGCAGCAGTCTGTAATGCTTGAGCAGCTTTATCAAAACTATCAACACCTAATCCAGTAGCTACTGCCATTCCACCAACTCCTACATCAACTTGACGATATGTTGGTGCATACTGAGTTGAGAGATTTTGAGGCATTGCGATATATACCCGATCAGGATTGCTATTCATCTTAACTGTGTTATTAGGAATATTCAATCCATAATAAGCAGAACCGTTCTGATCATCATATTGGATTCTCTTTCTTTGAAACATTACATAGTCAACTGTTCTTGTAGGATTCTCTACAGTAGTGTTTCCAGTAGCGGGTGGACTTAGGGGGTAACGATATATTGTCAACTTTTTTACCTAAATACTACGTGACTTGTATGTATTTATGAGATATCGAGGTAAGTATCGTGTTTCTAATCCCAGGAAATACAAAGGTGATGCACGAAACGTGGTATATCGCTCTTCATGGGAGTATAAATTTATGCAATGGTGCGATTCTCATCCTTCTGTAGAAGAATGGGCTAGTGAAGAAATTATTATACCTTATATTTCACCTGTTGATGGTAAACGACATAGATATTTTCCAGATTTTTACGTTAAAGTAGGAA